TTCACCTCTGCAGACACTTCACTAGAATCGGGAGACTGGGCCAGGATGGAAGTTGTCGTGGATGACATCTCTTCCTCGGATGCCTCAACCCAAAAGCATGACTTTACAAATGACAGATATGTTAACTATACTATTCAGCTAAATGACCTGAGTACCAGTGAAGGCTTTTCCTGGCAGAATGTGTCGACAGTTAAGGTCTACGCTTCCGCAGAGGTGGGTGGGGTAGTCACAAATGATTTCTACATCGCTCTTGACGGCCTCAGGCTTGAGAACGTAACAAGCTTTAATCCTCTATATGGACTTTCTGGATACTCCGTGATTCAGACTTTGGACGCTACGCCAATTACAAAATTTGCCAATACGGCAAACTTGGTAGAGTTTAGGTTTGGCCTGGGGGTAGAATAATGGCAATCAAAAAAGCCAAGTTCCCAGCATCCCAGCTCCCAGCTATCAACGCAGAAACCGAGGGGTATCTGTTTAGGTTTCGAATTGTGTCTGAAGATAAGAACAGAACCTCTGCGTGGTCACCTGTATACTCCCTAGACCCTGATTACGTTTATGACTTGGGTGTAGCAGCTCTCACCGTGTCAGGTTCAATTCTCACAGTATCTTGGGATGCAGTAAATATTGTTATTAACGAAGAGAACGTTAGGCTAGTGAACAACTATGATATATGGGTTAGCTGGAACGGATCTGACTACGAGTTTTACGGATCAACTCCTGTAACGTATGCGAATATCTTAAAGCCTGCTTCTGCAACAGCAAACGCTGTGAGAATCTACCACAAGACTAACCCCCCTACAGAAATACCAAAGTTTAAGCTATACGACATATAGCCATCGCCTTGTGCTATAATTAACTACTATGGCTAGAATACCAACACCCACAAGAGGACAACCTCTCGATGTATCGTACATCTATCAGATCGTTGAAGCAATCAACGAACTTGCTAACCTGGCGTCTTCATCAACTTATAAGTATGCCTCCATAGATACTACCTCTGGAGCCCAGAACATGCTTATGACGGAAACCCGTCTTACCGCAGGTGAGATTGCGGTATATCCAACCTTGACGTCTATCACAGCAAAGACTTCCAAAGCGTTTTCTTATTCATTCAAGGGCGAGTATAAGTATCCTCCAATCGTAACAGCTACGCCTGTTCTGATCGAGGGCACATCGGCTGGTCAAGACATGTCTGTTATCATAACTAGTATTACAACTTCAAGAGTGGACGGTAGCGTTACCTTCAACACTGGTGGTACAATCGCAGCTAAGGTTGATATCATTGCCGTGGGCGTACCCCTATAAAACTATGAATCGTAAAGGTAGTATTGAGGACGAGGAGTATAACTCTAAGCCAGCTATTCTTGGTAGCAAGAGAGTTTGGTTTCTTAACGGGTACCTAGTAAGATCTCACCACATAAACAAGTCAAACGGAATTATGTCCGTGTATAACATAATCGAAGATAGAATTGAAAGCTGCCTAATAGGAGACTTTAAGAAGAATCGAAAGAAAGCTTTTACTGTAGGGCAGACCGCAGAGCTAGTTAACCGACACAAAAAGTACATGCCATCTCTAGTTAAGAGAGGCGTCATCCCTCCAGCAACTGGATCACAAAAGGGGGGAGGCACTGCTTGGCAAGTAAGAAGTTATTATTCAGAAACCCAAGTCCACGAGATTCGTGATATACTTGCATCCTACCACATCGGCCAGCCACGCAAAGATGGGTTGATCACAAATAACATGACACCCAATAAGCAAGAGTTGACAAGACGAATGGGCGATGGTATACTGACATATACAAGAACAGAAGATGGGAGATTCATTCCAGTTTGGTCTGAATCAATTTAGAGAGAGAAGTTGTTATGGAAAACGAAATCACCAAAGTCAAAGTTGGGCTAGGATACACTCTTAACCTCGGTAACTTTCAATCGTTACGTATTGACCTAGAGATTACAGATAACAAGCGTGAGGGCGAAAACACAACAGAAGCCTTTGATCGTGTATACGCATTCGTAGAGGATCGTCTGGCAGAAAAAGTCAAGGAAGCCTCCGCTGAGCTAGAAAACAAGTAATGGCAGACCGCAAGGAAAGGTTTGCCTTGCTGAGTCGATACGCTAAGCTCCACGCTTTGAAGTATGAGGCAAGGTCCCAACTAAACCTAAACGTAGAACAATGGGCCTCAGATGCCCTAGTAGAATCTTACGGTTTACAATTCTGTTATGATCTGCTAGACTATTACTTCGAAGTAGCCCAAAATCCGACATGGAAATATTTTGCAAATTACGCACAGAACATTAACGATAAGCGTAATCAATACCAGCAAGATTTATACGACAGACAGCAACGCAGAGTTGCAGCGAAGAAGTGGTTAAGTGAGTAACGCAGAGTCCAAAGTCATATCCGCAGTCCTAAAAGACAAGCAGGTTCACGTTTTGCTACAGGCGAACGTTCAGAACTTGATGGTAACTCACGGAGATATCTGGGATTTTATAAGAACATATTTCGAGCGCAACGGGTCCACTCCACCTGTTGATCTAGTCGTTGATAAGTTTAGAGACTTTATTCCAGAGGACGGCATCGGAGCAACAAAGTATCACCTAGAAGAGCTACAGTCTGAGTTTATGAACTCAAGCCTTAAAGAGCTTATCCGTAATGCAGCAGCAGACATTCAGGCAGACAAGTCTCCAGAAGCCTTAGAGCTTTTAATTTCAAAGACTGCAGAGTTAAAGAAAAACGCATCCACCGTCCGAGACATTGATGCTACTGACCTCGGAGATGCTGTTGCCTATTACGAAAACGCAAAGAAGATGGCAGCCTTGGGTATCCAGGGAATCAGAACTGGCTTGCCAGGATTTGACGATTACCTCCCAGCAGGGATTACCCCTGGGCAATTAGGAGTGTTCCTTGCGTATCCAGGTATCGGCAAGTCTTGGTTGTCCCTATACTTTGCGGTACAGGCATGGAAGCTCGGTAAGACCCCCATGGTAGTAAGCCTAGAGATGAGCGAGACAGAAGTTCGTAATCGTGTATTTACAATTATGGGTGAAGGGCTCTGGTCTCATCGTAAGCTATCTGCTGGTGAAATTGAGATTGAAGATCTTAAGAATTGGCACAAGAGCAAGCTTGAGGGCAAGCCTGAGTTTCATATCATATCTAATGACTCTGGTGGAGAAGTAACCCCATCAGTTCTTCGTGGAAAGATTGACCAGTACAAGCCAGATTTTATTATTGTTGACTACCTTCAGCTAATGTCTCCTAACCAGAAATCTGAGAATGAGACTGTAAGAATGAAGAATCTTTCTCGTGAGCTGAAGCTAATGGCTATTTCAGAGGAGATCCCAATCCTGGCTATATCCTCAGCGACCCCTGACGACGTCACCAAGCTAGACACAGTCCCAACCCTAGGTCAAACTGCCTGGAGCCGTCAAATCGCCTACGATGCCGACTGGGTGCTTGCTCTGGGTAGGGGACCTAACTCCGATGTCATAGAATGTGTGTTCAGAAAGAACCGTAATGGGTTCATGGGCGAGTTTTTAGTTCAAGCTGATTTTGATAAAGGTTGGTATAAGTACAAAGACTATCAAGAAAGCTAGTATAATAGATGCATGGATTACTTGCATCACAAGCCGATAAAGAAGTTCTCGTTAGAGGGAACAATTCACGACGATGCCTCTTTCATAAGATTAAAAATAGAATACGTAAACTTACTAAAAAGCGAGATGAGACTTTCTGGCTATGTACAAAGAATAGATATTGACCCAGACTTCACAATAGGGTATAATGAAAAAACAGAGTACTACAACTTCGAACTAACACTATATGGAATATACACAGGAAAGAAAAAGAGTGAATGGATAGAGTCAGTAAACGCAACACAGGTCATCTATACTCCGAAGAGCAAATCAAACGAGTTCTCACAGGAGCAGGCCTAACTATAGAGGGTGAAGTCGACGTAGACTTTCTCCTTTTTTGCCCATTCCATCCAAACCATCGCACCCCAGCTGGAGAAGTCGATAAATCAAAGGGAACCTTCTTTTGTTTTTCATGTCACAAAGTTGCAGACTTGATAGAGCTAGTCATGCACACATCCTCCAGAACATATTTTGAGTCTGCTAGATTTATTAAGAGTAAAGAGACTGAGATTAATCTCGCTATGGAGATTGACAGGCAGCTATACGTAAAGCCCCTATATGTTCCCTACGACGACCTTCAGATCATAAGGCTCTCCTCAGAAGCTTTAGAGTCCACACGAGCTAAGGAATACTTTTCTGGTAGAAAAATTACAGAAGAGTCTATGCGAAAGTTTAGACTTGGATTCTCTGAGAGGCAGGACATGGTGACAGTCCCAGTCGCAGCACCAGACGGAACTAGCATTGGGTTTGTGGGTAGGTCGGTAGAGGGGAAGTCATTTAAGAACACTCCAGGTCTGCCAAAAAGTAAAGTATTGTTCAACCTTCATAGGATAAAAACATCCAACAGTGTATATGTTGTCGAGTCATCCTTTGATGTCATTAGGCTTGATCAGTGTGGCCTACCAGCAGTTGCTACTCTAGGATCTAACGTATCCTCAATACAAATAGGACTTCTTCAAAAGTACTTCAATAATATTTTTGTTATTGCAGATAACGATGAGGCAGGTGGGAATATGGTAACTAAGCTTCAAGATAAGCTTAAGGGCCGTGTATCCGTAATAAAAATAGACAAAAAATATAAAGACGTTGGAGACATGCCAGACGAAGAGATTAAAAAGTTAGACATTGCGTTTGACAAATCTATAGAGAGCATGTTACAATAAAAACAACTGAAAGACTAACAGGAGAAAAACATGAGCGTAATCAAAGGGCTAAAAGATATCAATGCAATACTTGATAAGCCAAAGTATGAATCAACAGGTCAGAAGATCCGTTGGGTAAAGCTAGCAGACGGTCAAGCAGCAAAGATCCGTTTTGTAGAAGAGCTTGACACAGAATCAGCAAGTTATAACGATGACAGGGGACTGTCAGTAGTTGTTTCAGAGCACACCAATCCAAAAGACTACAAGCGAAAAGCTGCTTGTACCCAGGAAACAGAAGGTCGCTGCTTTGCTTGTGAGATGTCTCGTAAAGAGCCTAAAGCTGGTTGGAGAAACAAGCTCCGATTTTACTGCAACGTTCTTATGGACGATGGAATGGAAGAGCCTTACGTAGCCGTATGGTCTCAGGGAGTTTCGAAGCAATCAGCCTTTAACACGATTCGGGAGTACGCCCTAGAAACTGGCAGCGTGTCAAACCTGGAGTGGAAGCTAAAGCGTAACGGAGTCGGAACTGAGACTAACTACACGCTTCTTCCTACAAAGCCAGACTCAGAGCCGTACACATGGCCTGACCTTGAGCTTCCAGACCTAGAGAAGGTTGTTCGTGAAGTTCCTTATGCAGAACAAGAAGCCTTCTACCTGGGCTTTGATCAGCCATCAGTCACATCCGCCAACATTGATTGGTAATTAACTAACATTCTTGGGGGTAGCAATCACGCTGCCCCCATTTTTGTTTCTCTTCAGCCCCTTGACAATAACAAACAACTGTGTCATAATCTTAATAATACAAAACATAGAAGGAAATCAATGAGTTACGCTGGACTACACGTACACACGCACTATTCACTATTCGACGGTATTGCTACTCCACAAGAGTATGTCGACAGAGCCGTAGAGCTGGGTATGCCAGCCATTGCTATCACCGACCACGGAAGCCTCTCTGGACACCGTGAGATGTATCGTGCTGCAAAGGCAGCAGGCATCAAGCCCATCCTCGGAATCGAGGGATACATTACTAAGGATCGCCTTCTACACGAAGACAAGAAGCATTTGAATGATCCACTAGACCTGAACTACAACCACCTAATTATTCTTGCAAAGAATGACAAGGGGTTAGAGAACCTAAATAAACTAAACGAACTTGCTTGGACTGAAGGATTTTATCGTAAGCCTCGTATTGACTGGGTAATCCTGGAACAGTACAAAGAAGGACTAATCGTAACCTCTGGATGTCTCTCTGGTGTCCTAGCAAAAGCCATTGAGGCCGACGAGCTAGCCTACGCAAAAGAGCATGTCCAGTGGTGCAAGAAGACTTTTGGAGATGACTACTACATAGAGGTTATGCCTCACAACCCACCAGAGATAAACAAGACTCTCTTGGCACTCGCAGATGAGTTTGGAGTTACTCCAGTAGTCACACCTGATTGCCACCACTCAGATCCAGGGCAGAAAGACATCCAGGAGTTAAAGTTAATCCTGAATTCCTACTCTAATAAGACTCTTAAAGATGTTACTTATGAGAAGTCAACTAAGCACGAGAAGCTAAACGACCGTCTAGATTACCTGTACGGCGCAGATCGCCCAATGACCTTTAAGCGATTTGACATATACCTACTGTCTGACGAAGAGATGCACACAGCCATGAAGGCTCAGGGTATTGACCGAGAAGACATGTACCAAGCAACTATAGACATTGTTGCAAAGGTAGAAGACTATGACATTAGAGACCACCAAGACCTCTTGCCAGTACAGTATCAGAACCCAGACAAAGAACTTTATGACCTAGCAATTGCAGGACTAAAGATCAGAGGCCTAGATACAAACCAAGAGTACCTTGACCGTTTGGATGTAGAGCTGAAAGTTATTAAGGACAAGAAGTTTGGTCCTTACTTCCTAGTCGTAAGGTCTATGATTGCTTGGGCTAAGAAAGAAGATATCATGGTTGGGCCTGGTCGAGGCTCTGCTGCTGGCTCTTTGCTTTGCTATGCTCTAGAGATTACAGATATAGATCCTATAGTTCACGGGCTCCTATTCTTTAGGTTTATTAACCCAGACCGTAATGACTTCCCAGATATTGATACTGACATTCAGGACACCAGAAGAGAAGAAGTTAAGGATTACCTGACTAGGCAGTATCGCCACGTGGCATCTATTGCGACCTTCCTCGAGTTTCGTGGTAAGGGAATGATTAGAGACATTTCACGTGTCCTCAATATCCCCCTGATGGATGTGAACAAGCTTCTTAAACTTGTCGATGACTGGGAAGACTTTACTATGTCTAAGCAGTCTGCGTGGTTTCGTGAAAAGTATCCAGAGGTAGAGGTATATGGTAACCAACTCCGTGGTCGGATCCGAGGCACAGGAATTCACGCTGCTGGTGTTGTAACTTCTAAGGAGCCAATATTTAAATATGCCCCTCTAGAAACAAGAACCTCTCCAGGAACTAAAGAAAGAATTCCTGTAGTCGCTGTAGACATGGCTGAGGCAGAGAGAATTGGTCTAATTAAGATTGACGCTCTAGGCCTCAAGACTCTGTCCGTGATTCAGGATACACTTAAGATTGTCGCTAGTAGGACTGGTAAGAAGATTGACCTCCATGATATAGATATGGATGACAAAAATGTCTACGCCATGCTGTCCGATGGTCACACAAAGGGTGTCTTCCAGTGTGAAGCAACTCCATATACAAATCTTCTAGTTAAGATGGGGGTGAAGAACTTCTCAGAGCTGGCAGCTTCTAATGCCTTGGTCCGCCCTGGCGCTGCAAACACTATTGGTAAAGATTACATTGCTCGCAAGCAGGGTAGGCAGAGTATTAGCTACCACCACAAAGTGTTCAAGGAGTTCACGGAAGAGACTTATGGTTGTATCTTGTACCAGGAGCAGGTCATGCAAGCGTGTGTCCACCTTGGAGGAATGACAATGGCAGAAGCAGACACTGTTCGTAAGATCATTGGAAAAAAGAAGGATGCCAAAGAGTTTGACCAGTTTAGGGATAAGTTTGTAAAGGGAGCATCTCAGTTTGTATCCCCAAACGTCGCAGGAGACCTCTGGAGCGACTTTGAGGCCCACGCAGGATACTCTTTCAATAAGTCTCACGCCGTGGCTTACTCGACGCTCTCATACTGGACTGCATGGTTAAAGTATGTCTATCCTCTAGAGTTCATGTATTCAGTGCTCAAGAATGAAAAAGATAAGGATGCCAGGACCGAGTATCTTATCGAGGCTAAGCGTATGAATAATCCCGTAAGGCTTCCTCACATAAACGACTCTGATGCCGACTTTAAAATTGAAGGCAAAGGAATAAGATTTGGTCTAACCGCTATAAAGTATATATCCGACAACATTGCTGGAAAGTTTATGGAAGCTAGGCCATTTTCATCGTACAAGGAACTTCAGGAATTCACAACCTCAAAGGGTAACGGGGTAAACACTAGAGCCCTATCATCTCTAAAGATTATTGGAGGAGCAACCTTCGATGATAATCCTAGGAATGACGAAGAGATTAAAGAGAATCTATACGAGTACTTAAACTTGCCAGAGTTTAATATTCCTGTGCCTTCGCACTACCACGCCTTTATGGACGAGGTATGTGACTTCGAAGAAAAGGGATCTTTTGTCTTAATGGGAATGGTCAAGAGCATAAAGCGTGGAAAGGGTTGGTCTAGGGTAGAACTTTTGGATAAAACTGGAAGCGTAGGTATCTTTGACGATGAGGACACCACTATTGAGCCAGGACAGACTTACCTGTTGTTAGCAAGTGATAACAGAATTGTTACAGCTATACCAGCAGCTGAGATAAAGGATTCTAAGGCCTCAATTATTAGGTTCTTAAACTACAAGACATTGCCCTTTAAGGACGATGAGTTGTACGTTGTAGCATTTAACACCAGGGTTACGAAAGCAGGCAAGAAAATGGGATCCCTCACCCTTGCCGATGCTTCACGTGACCTCCACCCAGTCACTGTATTTCCTACGGCATTTCCAAAGGCATACATGAAGATTAAAGAAGGAACAGCTTATAGGTTCTCTCTAGGAAAAACGAAAGATGGAACAATTATTTTGGAGGATGTATTAGATGACAACGTTTGAAGAAGCTCTAGCAATGCTCAACCCGAAGCTTAGGAAGAAGGTTGCGTCAGGTATTGGCATTAAAACTGAATTCCAGGCTACCCCTAGTATGGGCCTGAATAAGGCCTTAGGTGGCGGACTGCCTTATGGAAGGCAGGTTCTTCTCTGGGGTAGCAAGTCCAGTGCAAAGTCATCTTTATGTCTTCAGACAGTAGCGATGGCACAGAAGGATGGAAAGCTTTGCGCATGGGTAGATGCCGAGATGTCTTACGATGAAGAGTGGGCACTTGCTCTAGGAGTAGACACCTCACAGTTAATATACTCTGAGGCCAGAAGCACTAATGACATGGTCGATGTAGTAGTCGGTCTTCTAAATGCAGGAGTCGATATGATTGTCATTGATAGTATTAGTTCTCTTCTGCCAGCGGTATACTTTGAAAAAGATTCTGATGAGCTAAAGCAGCTGGAGAATACAAAGCAGATAGGTGCAGAATCTAAAGACTTGAAGCATGCTTGGTTAATGATCAACTATGCAAACAACAGAGAAAAGCCAGCACTGATCATGGCAATTTCTCAGTCTAGGACTAACATTGGTGGGCTGTATGCTACTCAGCAGCCATCTGGTGGTCAGACTACTCAGTTCATGTCCTCGACAATCATAAAGCTATTCTCTTCAACTTCTGATAACAATGCTATCAAGCATAAGATTCCCGTAGGAGACAAGCTTATCGAGCAGAAGGTTGGCCGAAAGGTGCGCTGGGAAGTAACCCACTCAAAGACATCTGCTCCAGGAGAGACCGCAGAGTACGACTTCTACTTTAAGGGAGACCTTATAGGAATAGATACCGTTGGAGACCTAGTAGACACAGCAGAGATGATGGGGCTAACAGAGCGTGGAGGAGCTTGGTACAAGCTTCCTAACGGTGAAAAAGCTCAGGGTAGGGATGCCTTTATCAAGTACGTAAAAGAAAACCCAGAGTACCAAGAAGAGTTAAGGGGGAAGATCCTTGGCTAACGGTAAGTATGAGATCTTTGCTGGTGAGTTTCCATGCCATACATGCAAGGTAATAGTCAAAAGCCTTAGGCTTTATGTAGATACAAAAGAAACTACCTGGCTGTGCCCTGAGAGGCACTTGTCTTCTGTGTCTTTTGCTCAAAAGAAAAGCAGGAAAAACTATGAGTGAACGAGGAGAGTCAAAGCGCATTGGTGCTAAGCAGCACAAGAACTCAGGACGAAACATGGTCAAGGGTGATGCTAGCTGGGAAAACTTCGTTGTT